CTCCGCCGAGGTCCTTATCTTGAATGTATCGTGAAGGGTTCATGGCTTGTTCCTGTTCCCAAGTTTCTAAAACCACATGTCTGCATACATTTTGAAACCATCTATCCACAATCACATTTTCTGGCTCGTTGGGTTTCATTTGATAACCAGCACGTACTAAATTTGAAATAAACTTATCATTCCAATCTAGCTCAAATGCCCCTTGATGCAAGTTGTCTGGATCCAAATCAAACGTGGTTATGGCCACATAGGGCTCGCCTTTTTCTGTTGCGATTTCTTTGTCAGATTTGATCACAGGAGGTGGAGCAGGTGGTGCTGCTGCTGGGGGTACAGCAGTTTGCGGTTTAGCTGTCTTTTTCTTCTTGGGCTTTAAAAAATTTAACCAACTCATAAAAGGTCCTTAAAATAAATCTATGTTTTCCCAAGGCAAATAATGTTTACCAAAATGTCCGTAGTTTGTGGTTTCACCATAGATTGGTCTAAACAAATCAAACCTATCAATGATGCCCTTGGGTGTAAGATCAACATTTTTAGTTATGTAGTCATACAACTCTTGATCGTTGCCATCGGGTGTGCGAATAGTAAAACTGGTTGGATCTGCTCTACCAATAGCATAGGAAATTTGAATCACTGCTTGAGTAGCACGACCACTGGCCACTATGTTTTTGGCTAGATAACGGGCCATGTACGCTGCACTTCTATCTATTTTAGTAGGATCTTTGCCACTAAATGCTCCGCCACCATGGGGCGCATATCCACCATAGGTATCAACAATGATTTTTCTGCCTGTGAGTCCTGTGTCACCATCTGGCCCACCTATTACAAATCTACCAGTGGGATTGATCAACAATTCAGTATCATCATCTACTAGATCTCCTAGTGCAGAAAAAATAACATTGCTTACAATATTTTTGACTACTTCAGGATCAACATCTTCTACATGCTGTGTACTACAAACCACTTTGGTGGCTCTTACTGGCACACCGTTGGAATATTCCAATGTTACTTGACTTTTGGCATCTGGGCCTAGTACAGACACAACTCCTTCTTTTCTCATCTGTGCTAATTGTTCAACAATTCTGTGACTATAATAAATTGCACTGGGCATCAATGAAGGAGTTTCTACTGTGGCATAACCAAACATCAAACCTTGATCACCTGCACCAAAGTTATCAGTGCCCAGAGCTATGTCAGCACTTTGTTCATGCATTAGATTAGTGATTTTTACAGTACGATAATCAAATCCTGGCTGCTCATAACCAATCCTACGAATAGTTGACCTAACAGTGTTCTCTACTTCATACGGATCCAACACACCTTTGTACTCGCCTGCTACAATCACCGTGTCTGTGGTAACAAGTGTTTCACATGCACAGCGTAAACGAGTATCTTGCTTGGCCATGAGTAGATCTAGAATAGCATCACTGATGGCGTCTGCTACTTTGTCTGGATGACCCTCACTTACTGATTCACTGGTAAACAAATAATTCACTCTACTCTCCCCCATTTTATTTTAAGCCATATCCTTTCATGTATGTAATAGTCTATGCTCAGCAAAATGTGTAATGTGGTCGCAAAGCCTGTAGCTGATCCCAAATTTCCTGTAAACAAATATGTCCAAAAAATTGTAAACAACCATGCAGTGATTCTGTAGGTTACCATTCTGGTAATAGTTCTTGTTCGCGTTTCGTTCATTAAGTTCCCCATTCATTTTTGAATAATGGCACTTGTAGTCTATCGCTGTAACGTAATCCATGTTTCATCGCAAGCTCTGCCACAGTACGATTGTTGAGTGTGTAAACACTTTCAACACCACCAACAGGCATTAGATACACGTTACCATCAAAACCTTCTTTTCTATACAATTCGATAACTTCCAGTGCTTCATCTACGTCATCGTTTGATGCAACCACAAACTTAAGATAGGTATGTCCTAGATCTTCATACTGTCTTATGATGTCAGGGCGAATTGCTTCTTCTCTTTTTTCTCCACTTACGCTAAGTTTTGGACTAACGCTGAATGTCAGATTATGATATCCATGTTTGTGTGTCCACTTTTCCAAGTACTTCTCAAAATCTTTAGAAATTTTTTGTGTGCCGTTGGTTTCAAATGTGATATCTTTTAATTTTTTAAACTTGCTGTGACTCAGTAAGTCAGGATAACTACGTTGCCACCCTAGCAGTGGCTCACCGCCTGTTATCACTAAGTGAACGCCTCGCCATTTATTGTTGGGCAGTAATTCCATAATTCTATCTGCGATAGCATCTACTGTTAACACAGGACTGAGATCTTTAAACCTTGGATCCCATGACGCATAACTGTCACAGCCGGTAGATACCAAGGGAAGTTCTTCGTATTTGCTGTATTTTGCAGGATCAACATTGTTGGCTTCACTACTGAGTTGTCCTCTTGGCATACCAAAGCCTGCACATTTAAAGTTGCATCCAAATGTGCGTAAGAAAATAGAAGGAACACCCATGTAGCGTCCTTCACCTTGTATACTATAAAATAATTCTGCCACTTTTATTTTCATGTCTGTCCTTTGCGTTGTGCGAGATACTGTTGCCATTGTACCCATCGATTACGAACCAAAAATCCCCATTCACGTTGTTTAGGTCCTGGCATGAACAAAGTCCAACATTCTACATCGGGTTTAAGTTCAATGCGATGAAAGCTGTTGGCACTGCATATTCTAAAATGTCCAGGACCACGCCAGAAACACTGTTCACTGATTTTGCGTCCTTGATCATCAAACACTGGCACATACTCAAAGTATCCACCTCGTAGTATCAATGTAGCATAAGGCCATGGATGATCATGCACATCATCAATGTCTCCTTTTAGAAATTTGTGTAGAAAAATATTAAAAGGAAACTTGGTTCTATCTGTAAGGAACAGATAGTAACGTTCTAGATACGGGGCATCTTCTATTCGATCATAGACAATTCTTTTACGACCTATTTTGTCTAACCAGTTTAAAAATGTTTTAAACATTGTTACTCCAAAGCGTAATTGTACACAGTTGCAATGATATTGTCAAGTTTTAAACACAAACTTTTCAAGACTTGGTGGTTGCCAACCATCTGGTTTTAGAACTTTGCCGTCCGCACGTTTGCGTACTTTGCCTGTCACTGAATCAATTTTGGCAAGATTGGTACGCATCACTTCGTTCCAAGCACCTTCAGCGTCAGCACCCATGCTGTGTATGGCGCCAATAGTAACAACTAGGATATCTACGAGAGCATCAAGGCATTCAGTTTTGTCATCGTCGGCAACTGCGGTTTTCAGTTCTTGATATTCTTCTTCGATCAAGTTACAGTACATCTTGAACTGTTCACCGTTTGATTCGTCTACGCTTTGATCGCAGGCTCGCATGAATTTTTCTTGATCTTTAAATGGATTTACTTCCACCATTCCTCCCAGGGAAAAACGATCCATTGTGGGTCGTCTAGTTTGTTGATTGATATAGATGAATAAGAAACATCAGCTTTGCTTGCTTCGTTGTTGACCAATACAGCAAAGCGTATGTTCTGTCCCCAGACCTCATCCCATCGTTCAGACTTGGGATGACAAGACGATTTCCAATCTTGTTTGATCCATTCAATGGTAGCACCGCTGTCATTGATATCATCTACAATCAAAAGTTTCTTGCCTTCAAATGCATCTTCAGCCATCCAGCAGTTACTTTCAACGTTGCCGCCATCTCTTAGACTTACTTTGAGCATTTCGCAGTTTGCGCCAAGATACTGGCTGATAAGCACTGCCGGAGTAGCTCCACCTCTAGTGATACCCACGACATAGTCAGGTACCCATTGATCTTTGGCAATTTGTCTGGCTAGTTCCAAACAATGACCTTGGACCTGTTTCCAATTAAAAAACACCTTACGCATTTTTTCTCGCTTTCACTAATAAGTGCCATCCAAGATACTCACGCACAGCTTCGCGCATGGTTGGAGGCATGGCTTCAAACCAGGGTTCAAGTTGATATTGACCTTGTTTGTACAAAGGCACATTGTACATAAAACAATGATCTTGTCTAATACGTTCTATTTCAAACATGCCATCAAGTAGTTGACCAATGTCATCTTTGGTAAATGCTTCTGCATAAGGACATTCAGCTTGTGCCTCAAACTGATCAAGCCCTTTTTGAATCATGGCATACTTCCATGAGTTCTTGGCATAAACCATGAAACGAAACTCGCCGCCGGGTGTTACTAGCTTGTGAATCTCTTGAATGTGCTGTGCAATGTCTGGCGAATGATGTATTACACCGTAGCTATAAACCAAATCAAACATACCAAGATGTTGCGCCGGAATGGTGTCTGCTGGGTCAAGTAAGTTAATATTTAAAAATTCGCCTCTCAATCCCAAGGTGTTGAATCTATCACGACAAATGTTTAAACTGCTATCGCTGATGTCAATGCCCACGTACTCTGCACCGTGTCTTACAAATTGTTCTGCGTCAGTGCCAATGCCACAGCCAATTTCTAGTATACGCTTGCCTTGCCAACGATGAAACTGTGCAAAGTCAAGTATGTGTGGCTCAACCTTGTAACGTCTAGCGGTGACTTCTTCGAAGTATTCTGGTGTACCTAGTTCACGTTGACTGTGCTTGATATTACAAGGTTGCCGATCCCAGTAGTCTACTATCTTTTCTTTGAGAGTTTTATTGGCCATAAGTCATTGAGGTTCTACTTTGAGTCATTTGTTTATTGATATCATTGGCTTCAAGTTTCTGCCAAGGATTTTGTTTACCAGTTTGCACGTTGTCCCACCAAGTCATGTCTGCACCATTTGCACGTAGATAATTTGCTAATGTGTTGGCGTCATAGATTCGTTTGTAATGCCATTTGGAACTATGAAAGTCTTCTGGATTGTTGGGTTGATTTTCCAATTGTGGTCTATTGGCATAGGTTTCGTCATTGTTGTTGCCTGTTAGATCAAATCTGTCATGCTCGACCCAAACTGGAATTCTTTCCCAGATATCCAGCATATAGGCAACCTGACTAAACCATGCGTCACTGAGTTGATGCGGACTCATGTAACCAAAAATTTCTAACCATTTGCTTGGTACAATTGGAAAGATACTGTAAGGATGTTCTCTGTGAGTATGCACTGCCAACACTTTGAACTGGTTGTTGTACTTGCAAATTTCCTCATCCCAGTTCTGACTTTCCATCACAGCGTCGTCATTCCAGAACATAAACCATCTTGGTTTGTCTGCTGCACGAGCCAGCGCAGTTACATATTCATTAAGCCTAATATAGCCCACTGGCGCGAAACTCAACGCTTTGTAATGAACCTTTCTGTCTTTGAGAATAGGCTCAAGTTCTTTTTGAAAATGTGCGAGTCCCACTGTGTCATCGTCATCAAAACCCAGTAGGATTTGCATTTTGTCTAGATTTCTTACCCTGTTGATCAAAGTCATAACACTTCTTGTGAGTGCTGTGGTTCGACCACGAGTTGGTAATAAAACCGCAATATCAAATTTAAACGACTCTTGTTCCATAGAATTTTTCCTTATACAAATAGATCCTCATTCCATTCACGGTGGCCTTCACGGAAAGCCATGTTGCTCTGTGTTTCACGTACTTCTACCCTAAAACACCAAAGTCTTTCTGCTTCACCTGGCCCCCACATATCAGGAATATACACGCCATTGACATATTTGTAAAGCATGTCGGCTAAACCCTCACAACCCAGCCTTGGTAAAATTGTGAGTTTGGCCATCTTCAGGTTTTGCAACATTTTGAATGTTTCTAGCTCTGGATCATCTTGTGCTACCAACAGTGTATGATCAAATTGATCTTCTAATATCTTCTTTAGTTCTTTCAAACCGCCGTAATCAGCAGCCCAATTACGCACATCCAGATTGTCTGTGCCAAAATAAAACTTCATGCTAAAACTATAGCCATGAATTAGATTACAGTGACTATCAGCACGCCATTGACGATATGCACAAGGAAATGCATCGTGATATTCTTTGGTACTGGTATATTTGTAAGTGCGAGGTTGTTGTATTTCGTTAAGATAAAGCATTGTAGTTCTCCTATGTTAAATTTTAGCATAGGCTTGCAGAATTTGTAAAGCGGGATGAATGCCAGAAAGGCCGCTATGAAGTGTAAAAAAATTATTTATCAACTGATTTTATTTGTGAAAATAGTTAGTCCTAGTTTGTTCAATTCACCATTGCCTGAGCTATGAATTTGAATGCGATCAAAAACCATTACGCTACCTGGTTCCCATGGTACAAACTTATCAAACGTAAATCCATGTAGATCCTCACTGGCAATATGACTGCAATACTGTGTTCTTGTGTGTTCAGGAAAATCTTTATCAGTTATCCCGCCGACATCAGCATAATCAGACACCCAAACATGTCTACCGGCCAGTTTTGTTTTGTTGGCTTTGGGAGAGCGCGATTCTATCAAGTGTTGGATACTTTGCACAAGTTGTTCAGTGACATCAAAGTTTGGTAATTGTTCTGGTGTTTGCAACAATGATAGAAACTCACGTAAATCTTCTACAAAAAAGTCTTGATTGTTTTTATCTTTGATAGTGTAACTCCAGGGCAAATACTTGGCTTTGGTAAACTTTGCACTTTGTCCTGTCCAGGTGTTCTTGAAAAAACAAGTTCCAACTGGACCTTGAATGTGCAACGGAATAAGAACTACTTTGTAAAGCTTTTGGTGCTGCTCGCCCCAGTTTGTGTCTGCATGCAGCTGATACCTATAGTTGCTTAAATGAAACAAACACTCTTCAACTTCGTACGGCTCTTGTAAAATTTGATCAAGAAGTTTTTTTACATGATGTTGTGGCCAGATAGTTTGATTCCAAATTGGCGACTTTGATGTCACGTCTGGCCTAGAGTCTTCACTGCCGTCCTGTGCAAAAAAATAAGACACCAAATCCTGCACAGCACCTTGATCTAGAACATTGTTGTGTACTTCAAGCATGCTCTGTTTTGCGATAGTTGCCTTTACCAGGGATGGTATTTCGCACACCACCAATTGGATCTTCAACATCCCCGCGATACCTAGGAATTAGATGCACATGTGGCCAATTCACAGTTTGTCCTGCGACCTCACCACAGTTCATGCCAATGTTAAAAGCATCCCATTTGCCTTGTGATACCTGTTCATTTCCATAACGCAGTGCATCATAGAATGCATCACGTATGACTTCTTCTGTGTTGTATTTTGGCACAAACAAAAGATGACCAACACTAACTGGATACTTGTCTCTAAACACTGCTATATGAAAGTCTTCTTGTACCAAGTCGTCCCAAGGAGCCACTCCCATTTTTTGAGCTGTTGATAAGTCATTCATAGAAATCGTCACTTTCCATATAAACACTGGCTTGATTTTTTGCGTCAGATTCGCTGTTAGAAATCACAGTAAGAGTGGCGATACCATTCTTGATATGAATATCAAACGGCACAGGTCCGGTAGGTACCCAGCCATCATCCACACGCATTTTCACTTTGTAACTACGCATGGATTGAGCTCGATCAATAATATCTTTTGTGAGTTCGGCTGCGGATTTTCTCATACAATTATCCCCATTTTAATAAGAACATTGATAATTCTGCTTTGGTGCGAAACTTAAACATGTTAAAACTCATTCGCCTACCGCACTTGTGTTCTTCGCACCAAAATTGTACTGGCGCTATATCATCTTCACGCAAGCCAGTTTGTGTAACAGCATCATTATGGTCATACCTAAGTGCGGCATATATTATCAAACTCGGAGGCTTCTTGATCCAAACTAGTTTGTGCATTTATACATCATGTCTTTGTGTTAACCACCAAACACAATACAACGTGGGAATGGCTATGAGAATAAGTTTGCACAGTCCCCAAAGCCCGGCTAACAAAATTAACCATGTCCTTTCATACTCAAACACAGATCATAAAACTCTTGTCTTAGAGCTGAATCTTCTTTGAACGCACCTAGCATAATTGCTGTGGTCATATCTGATTCATGCTCACGTACCCCACGCATGGTCATGCAATGATGTTCAGCTTTGACCACAACTGCAATATGTTCAGTCTTTGCATATTTTTTCAGTGCATCTGCAATTTGTGTGGTCATCTCTTCTTGGATTTGCGGTCGCTCGCAGATATGATGTACTAGTCTATTGAACTTGCTAAGACCAATAACTTCGTCTTGAGGTACGATCCCAACCCAACATCTACCAACAATGTTTTGGAAGTGGTGAGCACAGGTACTGCGAATACTAATAGGACCAGTAGTATATAGACTCTTATAGCCCATGTTAGGGAAAGCTGTAACTTTTGGAACATTGCGATACCTCCCGCTAAAGGTTTCACGTACAAACATTTTAGCCACTCGACGTGCAGTGTCTTGTGTGTTGTGATCATTGTCAGTGTCAATTACAAGACTGTTTAGAACGCCTTTGAATTGTTCTGCTACTTCATCAACCAATGCATCAATTTCTTCTTCACTTTCAATAAATTCTGCTATGTTATCATTGGCATGAAATCTTGCATTTGCTTCATTGATACGTTTTCTGATAACCTCACTGATAGTGGGATACCCATTGATTGAGGATGTTGTTTCTACATCGTTACTGATATAAGCTTTGTTGTAAACCATTAATTATTCTCCGAGTTATAGACGAGGATGTCTATGGTTAAATTATACTGATATTTAGGTCAGTTGTCAAGTTTTAACTCGTCTCTTAACTGCTGAACTGGAGAACTCCAGTCATTGGTAAAGGTACGCAAATACTCAATATGCTCTAAATCCTTTTCGCTTTGTAAAACAAGTTCTTCGTTGGCAAAGTGCAACACACATTTCTTTGCCAAAGCATCTCGCATCAACCGATTGCGATATTCAGTGTTGTCTGGTAAACTGAAAATTGAAAACATAATGATATGATCGGTGTTGGCGTGATTAATCAAATGATCTAAATGACTATGATTCAAACCTTCGTTATCACCATGCTGATACGGGAAAGTATATCCACGCTTGCTGCAATAGCCTTTGACCACAAGTGTTTGGAAATGCAAATCAATATTCTTTGTCTTAATACCTTCGTATTCAGCATAGGTAACAACGTTTTCTTTGGACTCATCAATTGGCACAGCACGACCATATTCTCTATCAAACAGTTTTCGGAAGTATGCCCCTGGCCATTTGCGATGTGGTTGCCCGTCTCTGGTCAGTAGTCGAATGTCAATGCTTACACGAGTCTTGTTGGTGCGATTTGGAATATTGCCATGAATGTGCTCTTGGAAAAACAAGTGTGCTTGACCAGGCTTGAGTGTGATTGGCCATGATTCTCGAACACATACATCCTGTAGCTCTTCATAACTCCACTTTTCAGCAACAGCTCTCCTTGTTACTTCTCTGCTGACATCCAAGTTCATGATCTGCATAGAGTTAGAATCATAACAGTCAGTGAATGGCATCCAGATTGTACGCAAGCCTAGACCATTGCCTACCCATCGTCCTTGATGAAACAGCAACACAGCACCGTGCTTGTCTTGATCAGGAAATAAGAATCTTAGATTAGGATGCTTTTGAATCAGTACATCGCAGCCCAGCTGCGGCACCACTGTGTCTTGTACAATTTGATCATAATGATCATAAAACTCACACTTCAATAAATCATGACTCACTTTGTTGGCAATGGCATTGGCCTGACTAGGGGGTATCACCTCATGCAAAGTATCCAACCTAGAAGCATTTGGAACATACTTACGTATTTCTCGTAAAATTATAGCAGGCAAAGGATGCTCTTGTAAATCATAGTTGAGTGTTTTGTTGTCAAACGGCGCTTGTGTTTTAGATAGTGTCATACTGTTAAAAGGTTTTTGAGCAACCCTTTCCTCCTTATAGTGTAAAGATCATCCACAACGTCGGATGTTTTTGTCTGAATTTGATACTTAGTTTTTTCTCTGATTCCTGTGAAAATATTGAAATCAGTTTCAACTGTGCATGGTTCAAGTTTGTGCCGGTCAAAGATAAACGCAGTTTGTAACTGTTCTAATGATTTGTCTATGTTTATGATGTTAGCACAAAGTTGTATTAGATGCAACCTATTTTGATAAAGAAAATGATACGACTGAGTGTGCAACGCATGGCCACCAGTTATTCCATCAGGAAGTTTGCCGGTGTGTAGATATGTTGACACAAGATCTTTTATACGCAAAAAATGAGGTCCCAAAAGTGCATCTTGTTGTATACAGGTGTAAAGTTGATCATAAAAACTTCTATAATGCAAACCATTAAACTGTCTAGCGTATCTGGCAATGATTTGACTATACCCTGCCACATGAATTTGCAATATCATCCAGGCATACATGTAACAATCAATCATGTCCTGTATTGGCATTGTATTGGTACTGTTCACTATTTCTGTGTATTCAGGTACTGTGTCCACAGTTTGATCAAGATTCAAATAGTCTTTAACCCAAATAGTTTTAATGCCATATTTGCGACGACTCTGATTGCTGGCAAGTTCACTGTTTTCAAGTAGTTGAGTAAACCAAACGTCTATGCTTTGATGTTGACCGAGCTCTAATAAATCAGCTAGACCTTGTTTCCAAGAATCCGTGGTTTCCAAAGGCAAACCAAGTATGACTTCCGTATAGGTACCAATTTGATACTCTTGACTCAACTGCATCAAATGTTGTATGTTGTTGGTTTTTAAATTTTCACGTTTGATAGATTCCAAAGTAGGTTGGTTCATGCTTTGCACACTCACAGTGATACCACGACCATACGGACCTATTATTTTTGCAATATCAAAAACAGTTTCTGTGGAGTTCTTGGCATACTGCAAATTAATTGCCTCAATGCTACCATGGTCTGCTGCCTGCCGCATGAGTTTGGCAATTTCCATGTCTCGGTCTTTCATTATACCAAAGTTTGCGTCAGCGCAAAAGATATATGCAACTTTGTTCCTTGACGCCCAATCTAGTTCTGCTGCCACACGCTCTAAGCCAAATTTTTTGACTTTGCTATAGGTTACGCCTCCCCAATCACAAAAGGTACAGGCATAGGGGCAACCACGATTGGTTTCTAATGTCATTGCCCATATAGCATTTGCATTGTCCGCTATGATATTGTCAAATACACCTGTTAGATAAGGACTGGGTATGTCAAGATTTTGAATACGAGCAGCGGTGTAAGTGGATTCAACCGCAAGATTATTTTGCACCGCCTCTAATATGCTTACAAATGCCTGTTCGCCTTCACCTAATACAATTGTATCAATAAACTCATGATCAAGAGTACGAAAGCTGACCTGTGTTCCACCAAAAACAATTACACA